AATTTGCAACCAAATGAAATGCTTATACAAAGCCAATGGAAACATCGCTTTTTGGCAAAGTTCAACCAACTTATCCCAAACCGAAACATCAGTTTCTTTTGGTGTTGTGTAATGTGCCATCATATCGTCGTACACGGTCTTTCCGATAATTTCAATCAGATCGTTTGGTACGCGATCGAGCGATGAGCGGATATTTTCGAGATCCAACTTCAGGTCAACGCCTGACATTGATTTTTTAAGCTCTTCGGAGTTATTGAAAGGTATATTGCTCATAGTGAGTTAGATTTTTTGTTTTTCAATTCTGTCTTGTGGGCTTGTATCCGCCTGACGTTCGGGGGCAAAACGGTAAAACCCTCCTTTTACCCGCTCTTTCAATAATTCCGGGAAGTTGATCCACAATTGCGTATTTATATCCTGACAAACGTATTCTTCGGCATACCGCTGCATGTCGAGATAAAGAAGGTAATTGTAATAGATTTCAGATCCGGAATTGAAAATGCCTTCGTTAGTGACGTTAGAAATGGCAGGATCTAAACCTTTACCAGCCAGAATAACAGCTAAAGCACGTTTGTCGTAGTCGATAATGGAGGTAATGAATTCCTTGTATTTGGTCGGAATCTCTACAAATTCCCATGCTTCAATGCCATGTTCGGTTAAGAAAGTTCGGCTCCAGAAAGCCTTCCCCTGATTTTCACCTTCACCAGAAAGCACATTGATGGCTTCAGATAGTTTTTTCTGAATAAGTTGCTCCACCAGGTTGTAAGTAAATACAGTTCCAACGGTAACGCCGTCGTAATTGGTAATTATAGGCTTTGCATCCTGCTCCAGATCCTTATTTTTAGCACAAATATTCTGAAGCGTTTTGGTCTTCAATTCAATCCAGGCATTTGGTATTTTAATGTGAATCTTTGCCGAAAGTGAGTTCCTTAGAAAGGAATTGATGTATTTCGGGTTAAGATTCACACCCACAATCCATTCTTTCAGTCCATAAAATGAGGTTGGCAGTGCGTAAATATCTTCATCGAAACCCAGATCGGCCACATAATTTACCGAAACTGCGTTCGCCAACGGGTTAGCCTGATTGAACAGCGGATAAATTTCGGTTTCGTTTGCCCAGGGAGATTCCCAACGGCCCTGTAAAGCATGTGTAAGGTCGGCACGGCTAATTTCCTTACGAGGATCAAGAATGCCATTCATAGCCAGCCTCATTTTTTTGCCGCTCATGGCTTTCAGACCGCGAAATGGAAGTTCGCCACCTGTGCGCCGGCTCTTGTTGGTGAGGTGCATGGAATAGATCCCTTCCATGTAGAAATACTCCGATAATGCACGTTTGAAATAGACTTCAAAAGGTTCCATATCCGGGAATCGCTTCCAGGAATCGAGCCAGTTCATTACCTGTGGGTATTTAGTAGTAACCCATTTCCTTTGACGTTTATTCTCATCAGTTTCTTCGTCAATAAATAATCCGAAGCCCTGACCGTAGGCTATCCGCACCTGCTTTTTCAGGATTTCGGGCAGATAGGGATTGTTGCGGATTAGCGATACGGCCAGTGCGGGGAGTTGATTATCGGCACCATGAGCGGCTACCGTGAATTGCTGAAACTGAAAATGATCGCCAACAGTAACGAGTGGCACATATTCCTTTTTATCAGTTGCAACCGAATCCTGATCGGAAGCGCCAACGATTTCGTAGGTTAACGCGGCTGATCCGTCGCGCATAAACCCATGATGATTGCCAAATTTTTTGTGTTCCATATTAAAACCAGTTTACTTTTAACATTTCAAATCCAGGTGCAAAAGCCACGTACCGGATTAGTTTTTTCCGGCACATGCGGTTTTGATTGCCTTTTGGTAAATCCATATCAGAGTAAGCAAGGTATAATTCGGCTGAAGCGCGGGGAAAAGTGTCGTTACGCATCGAAGCACGAAGTAAACAGCGTTTTACTTCGCGCATTTCACCTGTTTCCCGGAGTTCGTCGTTCCAGGGTTTGTGGTGCATAATGAAAGGAGTGCGAAATTCGCGGCTCATACGGCGCATCAGTGCAATTGCCTCGGTTCCCGATATGGTTTTGCATTGTTTCATGGAAACGAAAGTAGGGAACGGTAAAGTGGCGAGAAAGGACAAAGAAAAAAGCAGCCCGGAGAGAGCTGCTTTGAATTTTTAATTTATTGTACGCTGAAAATTATTTTGTTTTGATGGCAAATCCTGTAATTCGGTATCCGGGAATCACTACAGGATTTTTTATGGCCAGATAATCTTTTGTTACCGCAGTTATACTAAAACTAACCAAAGCATTTGCACCCATATCAACGCATCGGTTGTATATGCCTTCTATTGCATCCTGAACATTTACTTTATCAATATTCCAAGCCTGACCCACAACCAGATTTGTCTCTTCTTTCCAGGAATAATTGTTTGAAATGTAATTGGTATTCAAATTAGCCTGAGGCATATATACAAAGTCAATAATTCCGATTGATTCATAATTTCCCGTATATTTTTCGGGTGTAATAAGAAATCCTTGTTTTGTGTACTTGGTAAAATCAATAGCTGTAAATTCTTCAGTCTTTGGGATTTTATTCAACTCTTTAACTGTTGCACATGAATAAAGTAAGCCAGATAGAATAACCGTGATCAGAATAATTTTTCTCATTGAGGTAGATTTAAGGGTTTATTCTTCAAATATACATCATAACATTGTAAAATCAATCGTATCCGGATCGGCTTCTGGTTTTAGTTTTTCGTAGAGCCAAAAAATTAGGTAAGTAGCGGCACTGGCAATTTGTGGCGAATACATGACCTGATCGGAAAAACTAAGTTTGCGCTCAGCGGTTTTGTCCATCTCGATCCAGTTATCGCTGTCAGGCAGTTTTTTGGTTGTGCGGATGGATGATATCAGTGATTCACATTCCATACATGAAAACCGGAGCTTCGGAGCGCCTTCGGTATTTTCTTTCAGGAGCTTTGCCCAAAGCATGTAATGTTCCCAATGCTCAATGGTACGCTTAATGCCTTCAACATGCACCGACCAGCCACGGGCTTCAAGTTCAAACTTTAGCAAAGCAACATCGGTTTTTCCTTTTGGGTTTTCGCGGAAACGTGCTATCCGTTTATGTCCGGCACGATCGGGAACCAGGTAAATAACTTTGTGCCGGTGGTGCTTAAAAAACCGGGTGATCTTTTCGGCCAGTTCAGCATGTTCATCAGGTATCCAGCAAAAGAAGTCTTTCAGGAAACGGAGTTCTTCGGTTCGTCCGGAGCGGTTTTTTTGCGCGATAACGGCACTCTGGAATGAGCCAGGATCATAACCCATCAGCAAAGCAGCATCGTGGTTGCAATACTTCAAATCGATGGAGTTTTTGAACAACCCGCCACCTTTTCCAAAGTTTTCGATTGAGAAATTATCAATACTGGATCCACGGTCGCCAAATCCATATTCGTATTTATATTCATCCTCGAAAATATGACGGCCACCAAAATGCGGAAAGAACGGATCTTTAATGGTATTTGGCCGGATGCAAAGGATGGAAAGGTTAAATTTCTCATAGTTTTCACCACTGGCCATTAACTGCTGCTCCATGTAATCCAATCCCAACACAGCCAGATTGCTGAAGCTGGTGGCCTTCATATAGTACCACCAGTTTTGTTTTTCGTTGCGCTTTACGTTCAACTTTGCCTCCCATCTGGAAATAAAACGATTGATTTTGTCAACTTCCAATTCTTTTCTGGCAATTGTCAATCCTTTTTTTTGCTTCCGGAGTTCGTCTATTTCCTGACGGAGTTGCACCACTTTACCACCGGCCTGTAAAACTTTATATGCAACAAACATCAGTTCATTGATCGGTTTTTCGTTCACATTTTTGGAATAATCCATCCACCAGTCGTGGTCATTGTCCATGTTTGGCGTGGAGCTAAAGCCGGTCATGCCTTTGAAATAATGCGAGCCACCAAACAGGGAACGGTCAGCCCGGAGCGTAGGCACGGCACGTTCGCGGAAATCACCTTCACGAATACGGAGCATTTCGTCAACAACCAGGTGAACGATGTTTTTACCCACAAATGATTCGGGGCGGTCCATGCTTGCAAATTGGATAACGGTTCCCCAGGCAAATGAAATGGTATGTTCCCATTTGGCAACTTCGGTATAAGGCCGCTTGAAATGATCGGGCGGACGTTTGCCATACTCAAAATAAATACCGCGTTGATAGTAGGTATTTAGATAGGTGATGATTTCGGGAACAATTGTTTCGAGCAGGAATGTGTAAGTTGGTCCGACAAGCATGATGATGGAGCGGGGCATGTCGTAACTTACCCTAAGAATTCGCGGCGCAAAAATGTAGGTCGTTTTTCCGGATCCACGGCCAGCTTCACCGAAAAGGTTTTTAGTATCGGCACAAAGGGCGCGGGTTTGCAGCGCGGTATGGTACTTCTGCTGAATCTTTGCCCAGTCGGGTTCGCTATTGGTCAATGTCTTCGAAATCTGCATCTTCGATATTTAAGTTTTTAGCGGCTTCTTTCAAAATAGCATCTTCCTGTTCGGTTGAAACGCCTTTTAAACGGTGTTTCACAAATACGCGAACATCGGTCCACATTTCTTTGAGGGAGTAATTGCCGTCGATGTCGAGCATGGAAGCGGTAACTTCAGGCGAAATAACCTGCACAATTGGGCGCAATTTGTCAACATCTAAGCTATCATCATTGCGGAGGGTGCGCAAACGGTGGGCTTCGGTATAAATGCGCTTAGCGGCCTCAATATTGCCCCGTTTGACTTCGATCTTTGCCAGTTCGTCGAATCGGTCGGCATAAAGGTTATCCCAAGCCTGATTTTTAATGGTGCTATTCAGGTGGAAGTGGTTAATGGCTGCATAAACCAAAGCCTGAGCAGTTTTAAAGCTCGTAAACAGATCAGGAAACAGCTTCATTAGCTCGCGGCTGGTGGCGGTTGGCGACTGGTGGCGGCGGTATAGTTCGGGAATTTTGTCTATTTTCTCGATATACCGAATCACTTCAGCCGAAATACCGGAGGCATTGCCCGTGTCGAAATAATTCTGGATGACTTCGGGGTGTAGGCGTTCGAGGGTTTCGCTAACTGTCATAACCAAGGAATTCGTTAATCATTGTATCAACTTCGCGCTCGCGCTGGAGCTTTAGTTTTTCGGAATCGACCATAACGCGCTTCAGTTCGAATTCCTGTGCATCGATGTTGTACTTTCCGGTATTTAAACCCGATTGATACATCACACAAAGCGGATGATTTTCGTCTTTAATGTCGAAACGGAATCGTTCAGGATCTTCGGGGTTGAGTATCGAGATACATTTATCGATACTGTATTGGAGATATCCGAAATTCTTTACTTTACGCAGTGTGTCTTCGGTATATTCGTTCATTCTCCCAGATGTTCATTAATGACATTGGTAAGTACTTCCCCTTTTACATATCGGGCATCGGCTTCCAGTCCGAAGCGGGTTAGAAATGCTTCTTTGTGATCGGCATTATCAAAAGTGACCACAAAATAATCTTCGCGGACATCGTTCTTTTCCTCAATGTTGGCTTTGATTTGTGCTTTTACTTCGCGCCAGTCTTTCTTTTCCGGATTGGCTTCACGTTCAACCTTTGCACGTTCGCGCTTATCTGCTTTCATTTCTTCGAAGTCGGAAATGACATCTTCAACTGATTCGTCTTGAAATTTGCCAAGATCCATTTCAATTCCCAGGGCACTCAAATCGGCATCACGGAAACCTGCCTCGTTAATGTCAATATCAGAAATGAGATTGATCATCATATCCATATCGAATTCTCCCTGAGCATTCGGGTTGTTGAAAAAAATGTTCTGTTCTTTTTCTTCCTGTTCGGTAAGTTCAACCACAGCCACGGTGAGGTCGTAATCGTCGCGGCCTTCGAGCTGATCAAGGATTGATAAACGCTGATGACCAGAAACGAGGTTGCCGGTTGTTTTATTCCAGACCAGCGTTTCCATCAGGCCACGGTTCTTGATATTTTTCTTTAACAGGCTTAAATTATCCTTGGTGATGGTTCTCGGATTGTAAGGCGCTCCGGTTATTGCTTTCCGGTTAATCTGTTTCGCTTCGAATTTCTGATGTTTGGCTAAGTTCTGATTGGTAGTCATATTCAAAGATTAGTTTTTCAGCAAAAGGAAAATGTTTCAATATTTTTTGATAATCGTTCGGGAAATTAGCCCGGAGGAATAATAGTACATCAACCTTTAGATCAATCCCGTTCGATTTGTTCATGGTATATTCAACCGGCTTGCTTAATCGATGGTGTTTCATGAAAGCAATAATTTCGGCCTTTTTCCATAAAGCAAGCGGATAAATGCGTTTTGATTTCTCGTTAATGGAGTTAAATTTGAGCGTTCCGAGCATTAAATTCCGGTTTAACCCGTCCGACTGTTTGGCTCCATTCACCACCCAGGAACATCCGGTTTTAATTCGGGCCGCTTCTTCAATATCTCCAAGATTTACAACAGGGCTATTTTCTTCTGTCCGGTGAAAACGATAATAACTGTGGCGGTAGTAGTGTGAAATCATCCAATGTGGAAACTGAATAACTTCGGTGTTTGGATATCGTTTCGGATAGAGTAAAATAGGATTCTGATGTTCCAACCCTTCGACAAAATACATGAACACGCAGTAAACCTTATTGAAACGGGAAGCAAGTAAGTCGAGCAAAACTAAACTATCCTTGACTCCCGAATAAAACAGGATGATCCTGTCGGTTTTCTGCCTCACATACTCAAGAGTTGTTAAGGCATGGCGTAGGGGGTTCACCTAGCTACCACCGCCAGCACCCTTACCGCCGCCTTTGCCGGTTTTGGCTGTCTTTTTCTTGCTGAAAAAGCTTTTAATCTTACCTACAAGTTTCTTAAACATGACGAGAGTTTTAAAAGTGAATAATTCAAATTATCGATGTGAAGATATAAAGCCCGTAAACGCTGATAAAGGACAATAAAAAAGGCTTCGGGAAATTGAATGCTGAAGCCAGGAGAAAGGATTTAAACAATGATTAAATATCAATTGTCCATTCGTATTTTCCTCTATCCGTCCACACTTTTTTAAATAATAAATCTTTCCCATGACCTGTTTCGGGAATATTTCCTCTGTATGGACGGATCTCTGCCGGATCAAGAATGATTGTTGCGTATTCGTTATATTGATATTTATCCGGATCGGGTAACCTATCAATAGCTTGTTGCAATTGTTCTATTAAAATAATCATACCAACATTTTTACGAGTTTTTCTAAATCTGGTGAAGGTGATCCGTAACCTCCGGTGCCTTCGCAATTCCAGTAGCTTACGAGTTCGAGCTGAAGGATAGCGGCTTGCGCTGCTGTTAATTTGCTGAGCTTTTCGAGTAGTTCGTCAATTTTTGCGCCGTGCTGACTGGCTGACTGCTGGTATTTTTCGGCATCTTCGGTATGGGCAACCAATACGGAAGTATTGCACATGATTTTCCAGGTTGGGATAAGTCCGTTGAAGGAATCGGCCATGGCTGTAATTTCTTCGCGGGAGAATACACCTTTGAGTTCGTTTAGGGTACTTCGCCGGGTGAGATTCAGGATTTCTATTGCTATTTGCGCGGCTGTTGTTGGTTTTGCGTCGATTTCGGTCAACATTCGGGCGTGTTGATCGTCTAATCTGATTGTTACGTTTTTCATTATTCGCTTTGTTTTAGTACGTTAAATAAATACCAGTCGGCCATTCTCCTGGCAATTCGGGCCACGCGGTCGGCTTCGGTTTGGGATGAATCAAAATTTTCGTAGAGTGCAATGACTGCAAAAAAATAGTGTTTTCCGTTCCATGGCTTTCGGCTTCGGGAAGCGATAAAGGTAGGAGCGCCTGGTTTATAGGCTTTTTCGGTTAATTCGCGGCCAAATTCGATGATCTGTTCTTCATTATCGAATTGAAATACTTCGGCAAGCCAGGCGGGGCGGCTTGTGTGCAGGATGAATTCACGACCGGGAGCGGCTCGTCCGTTTGCGAGGTGTAAAAATTTGGGCAGGTTTTTCATGTTCTAAAAGTTTAAAATATTGCTGCTATGTTTCGAATATAATTAAATGCTTTTACTAAAAAGCTTTGTTTTTGCTTTACTGGAGAAGCGGCGGGAATCCGGCGTTTTTGTGGGATCTGCTTTTTTCGCGGCTCTGTTTCGTACTTCAGGCCCGTAAACATTTTTTTAACCATTTGCCGGGCATCGGCGTTGCACTGAAAGAACATTGACTCAGGAAAGGTGTATTCTGAATTTAGTTTCGTTGAGTAGATTTGAATCATTGATTTTTTATCAATTGTAAGCGTTTTAAACTCATAAAATTCTGTTTTAAAGCTTTGCGCTGTCTCTTGATTTTTGCGACTCTGAACAGCGGCCTCAATCGCGTTAAATACTTGATTAAAGTCTTGCTTTTGCTGTTCAATTAGTGTTTTTGTCTGTTTCATTTTAATACGTCGTTTTGTAGCTGACCCCGCTATTTTTAATTCAAAATTGTGATAAATAGACCTTTTAGTTTATTCACGTTTTTTTGTCTCAAATCGTAAAAATGTATTAATTCAATCGGCTTTTTTGTTTTTGCAATTGTATATACAGCCGGACAATAACCACAAGAAGTGCCAGGTAATTCTTTGGTTATCTTATTATAGTCATAAGTATCTGGATTATTTTTAATCTTAATTTGCTTAAAACTGCTAATTTGAAAGTCATTGTTGATTTTTGGAATTAAAATAGTTTTCATTTTTTTACGTCGTTTTTACAGTGTGACTCCCACTTTTTTAACTTAAATATCTAGTTCAAAAATTCCCAGTTTACCTTTTACCGGTAAGGGTTTTATTTCGCGGATGTTTCGAAAATGCCAGGCGAACAGTCCGGGCGAATAGTCGCAACAGGCGGAGGGTTCATCGGCCCGGCTCATTGGCTTGATGTCGTACAATTCGACAATGTACAGCGCATGGCCTAAAAGTACTGAGCGCGGCAAAGTTTCAAAGCTTGAATCTTGTTTTGCACTGGAGCAGATTAGCAGGTCGCCACGGTAGGAGGTCTGCCAGGATCTAATTTCAAGCGTTTTTTGCCCCAGGCGGATCATTTCTGCCCAGGGCTGTTTGATTGATAGGGATTTCATGCTTTGCAAACTCTTTTAAGTCTTTCTAAATCTACTTTTCGCGGCTCGTCTGCATTTTTAGTTCCATCAATTAAGGGCATATCGTGAGTTGTAACCGTCCAACTTTTACGAGTTATAGGGCTTGTATAGGTCACTTTATAATGACCATATCCAGCGAACTGAAAACTAAAATCTGATTTACTTATTGAATTTTTCATCGTTTTTGTTTTTATAGCGGGGACTCCCCGCCGGGTATTTTTTACAGTTTAAATTCATTAAAATCGTTCATGAATAAATCAAATCTAGCAGCAACATGAGATAATTTACTGGATTCACTAAATCCAAAATCCGGATCATTGCATAGGTTATCAAATTCAAAACTGATTTTTTCATAAAATTCGTTACACTGTTTTTTTAATGCAAGTATTTTTTTTTGGTGTTCGATTTTCATTTTTAGGAAGGGTTTAAGCCCCCGGCGAACCGGGAGCTGGTTTTTAAATTAGTTGAGTAAAAAATTCAGGGCTTTGTCGTTTAGTTGGGCATTGGTTCCGAAGATGTTTCCAAAAGTTTTTTGTTTTTGGTTGCGGGAGTGAGTCGTCCAGCGGGTTACGCCGTTGAAAAGTGCAAAATCGGTTTGCCCTAGGTCGTTGGCTTCAACTTCGATTGCTTCAACTAAATCGATAATTTGATTTGATTTGCGGGAGCTTACTTTGTTTTCTTCAGCTTCAAAACTGAAATCATTCTCCAGGTCGAACATGTGACGTAGAAAATCTTCTAAACGTTCTTCAGTTGCCGGGCGACTGTTTAAGCGGTCAAAATTTTGCATCAATGCTTTTTGCTGGTGTCCGTATTCTTTAATTGAGCGTTCTATCTGGCGGATCTGGTCGGCGTTTCCTGTGGTGTGGAAAGCTTTCATTCCGGCGTTATTGCTCAATTTTGTAAACTGATTAGCGCATCTAATCATTACTGATGTATTTGCAACAAAAAAGGCTTTAGATGAATCGTGAGCATTTCCGACTGCTAAAAGGTTCTGAAATTTCCAGCCGTTAATTTGAGTTTCGGGAGCATCCAGAAAAGCTATAACTTTTGCGCCGTCCTGAAATTCCTGAAATTTTGCCAATTCATAACCGGTAATTTTTGAGAGGTTGTAAACGAATTCAGAAAATTGTTCGTTTGTGGTGGGTGTGTAACTGTCTTTGCATACGTTAAGGACCGCGCCGTTGTCACTTCTTGAAATTGCTTTGTGATTTTGGACCCGCTGACCGTTAGCCAGGTAAATCGGATTTTCTACCACGTCCCAGGAAAACAGATTTTGTACTTCTTCAACTTCAACACTTTCGACATTCTTAATTAATTGTAACATATCATTTCGTCGAGTTTACCCAGCTGACACCGCTGTTCTGATTTGTTCTGTAAATTTAGTTATTCTATTTTAATTATGCAAGCATTATGCAAGTATTTTTTGATAAAAATGCAAATAATAGTCTTTTTTTATATCATTGCTATTTAAAATCAGTCTTTTACATTCAAAATCAAACATTTCAAAGATGGAAGCCAAGAACCGAAGGAAAGGTGAAGAACAAACCTCCGAACCGCTGACCCACTGGGCCTGCTTTGCACTGCTTTGCAGAAAACAGAAATGTGATAACTATCATAATTTCATGTAATTATCGCATTTTAAAATACTATTTAGATTGATTCTAAATAATTATTTTGAAATTAAATTTTGCATGATCTTTAATTTATTCGAGTACGTTTCAATCAGTCGCGCCCAGTCATTGCGCTCTGCATCGTCTCTGTATTTCTTTAGATTTAATCTGCTTGTGTATCGCTCTATGCTTTTTTGAGCGTTAAGCATCTGGTGAGTGAATTCGGTAGGGTTAGTCTTTCGAAGTATTTCAAGCTCGTTCTCTTTGGCCTCGCCTTTCAGTATAGGATGAACATATAAGAACTCCCTTAATTTCTCATAGTTAGACAATTCGAGAAATGCTAAATAGTTTCGATCATCATCATCAATATATTGAGCAACTTGTTTATCATTAGCATTATCTAAAATAGGGTCTAATGCTTTCATTCGTTCGAAAGCATAGACCCTATCGTTATACAATGCCATACATTTCTGTATGTTACCGTTAGCTGTGTCCTCCCAGTCGATTCCTGGGTATTCTATTCTAGGTCCTCTTTTTTTTTGGCTTCTTCAAGTTCAGCAGCAAGGTTGTTAGCCTGTTCTTTCAATGCTTCTTTTTCTGATTCAGCATCTTCTAATTGAGCTTCAATATCCTCTTTCTGCAATTCATGGTCTTCTATCTCGTCTTTTAGATCTTCATTCTCTAACTCCAAATTTTCAATCTTTTCAGCCAGTTCTTTATTTTTATTATTCATAAGATCAACTACCTGATCAGAATGCGATTTAAGAAGTTCAGTAGGTTTCAATGATTTAATAAACTCATTTAATACTTTTAAATAAGTTTCTTTTTTATGATTTGGACATTTTTTGTCAAGTTCAAGCCCAAAAACAAATTTCTTAAGATCATTGTGTTTCAATGTAGAAAGATCAGATTTAAGAAGTTCAGCCAAAATAACTTGCATTTCCGGAGACATTTGGGCGGCACTTTCGTCTTTTGCATTAATAGGAACTAGTATGGATCCATCGAAAATAAATCCACGATTTTCCCAGATACAATCGACGCACGAATCCTGATTGTTCAGCAATTCATACAACATGCGTTCGTCCAGATTACGTTTGGCATAATCCGGAGCACGTTCGAGCTCTGGAATAAGCTTCGAGTTCGGGAAGTGTTTTTTATACAATCTAAGGTCATCATCAAAATATTTAGCATCAGTGTGTTTGATGATAAAATCGTTTAACTCAGCAAATGAATACATGGTGTAAAAGTTTTAAATTCATACTATTACAAAAATGAATATCTAAATCAGCTCAATAAAGGACATAAAAAAGCCTGGCTATTAACCAGGCTTTTAAATTTATTAGGGGAAGCTCTTAGCTTCTGGATCCGTACACTTCAACCAAGGTGTAGCTTGAGGTTCCATCTTTCATTACCCGGAATGAAATTTGAGATCCGGCAGCTCCAACCCAATCTTCTCCACCAACCAAAATAAATGGTGCGCCTGTAGCTCCACCAGGAACAATTTTAGATGGACCAGCACCGCCGCCACCTTTTACTGTTATAATTCGGTTGATATCGGCATCGGTAATTGCTGTTACATTATCGATTTCAGCGTTCGTTGTACCTTCAGCAATTTGAACTGTATCAGCACTTGTTAATGCAAAAGTTGTTGCAATTGCAGTAACTGCCTGAGGAGCTTGCAGAGTAATACTTCCAACATAAGTTGAAACTAATTCTCCACAAACAACTTCAAAAGTTATAGTAGTTCCGGTTTTGTCTTTTTGGGCGCCACCGTCGAAAGCCGTCATTTTTGCTGGTTTGCAACCATTGCCAATGAGGTATCGTTTCGTTTCGTCCGGGAAACAAAGTTCGAACACTACATAAAAACCTTTTCCAATTCCATTTTCGAGCAAGTCAAATACTTCATCATCCATACCACCCAAAATGAATGTAGTGGTATTCGTGATTTTAGCTGCAACTTCATCTACAGTTCCAGCCCATTTCTGCTCAACTGAATCAAGAATTGTTTTTATGGTATGCCAGTATTCACCGGCTTTAAGTGGGATATTCCCGCGTTCGCGTCCGTTTTTTGGTGGAAACGGAAGAGAATCATCATATTGGTCAGCTTCAAGAAAATAAAGCTTCGCCTTAGTCAGATTACCTGCTTTTTTGCCGTTAACGACATCCCCATTGATATTTTTACGAATTGAGGTCGTCATAATCTATACTTATTTAAAGTGAATAAGAGCTTTGCCCGGAGAGCCGGGCAAAGCATTATTTTTAAGCAGTTACCTTCCGGCGTACTTCAACAAATTTTGATGTTGTTGCGTCGTAATACACTTCCAAAAAGTCGCCAACGGCGGTTGGAATCCATGCAGCTGTCAGATCAGCAAATTTTGCGGCCTTAGCAATTGTGGTGGCGTTGGTCACGTTTCCACATTCAATTCGGTAAACAACTCCTTCGCTGGCGCTGGTAACGTCGGTAATGGCAGTTGCTCCGGCGTTTGCAATGGTAACAAAACGATCGCCTTTAGTCGCATCACAGGTTGTTGCTCCAGCACCAAGATCATAAACCGGGTTGGTCATGAAAATATACTGGTCTTTACGTCCTGAAGCAGCCAAGGCAGCAGCAGAAGCGTATTTTTTACCAACCATGTAAGCTCCAGAACCTTCTTTCCACCAGGAAGCGGAAATCAAAGTTTCCAACTCACGTTCGAAATAGAACGCAGCCATTTCTCCGGCACGATCTTCGTACAACTCAACGTTGTTTTCCATCGTGATCCACATCATGCAGCTATTGCCCATGTTTGGAACAGCTTTAATTCCACCAAATGTAGAGTAGTTTTTAACCTCCATTTTACTTCCATTGAAATCGAGATCAGTACCATATTTGGTGCGATAAGCAGCCAGGAACCAAGGAATGTGTTTTTCATTCATGTATAAATACATGCCTGTCATTGAAGGAACAGTCTGATTCACATATTCAACTAACGTTTCGATAAACGTTAAAATGGTTGAAGAGGTATAAAGCTTCAAGTCGCTGAAAGGCTGTAGATAAAAATCTTCAGCATATTTGAACAGGCGGCGAATAACACCGTCGGAACCAAACATGTGGTGACCTGCTACGTTAGTAGTTGGATCAATACGATATCCCAGGATGCGACGTTGATTCCATTCGTTGTTCAACTGGATAAGGGTTTGAACCATCAACCATTCAACCATACTCCATTTTACAGGCTGAGAAGCTTCACGGTTCAGGTAACCGATATATTCGCGTTCCATTTGTTTCATGTCCTCGAACTGATGTTTGAACATCACATCGAAAACTTCAGCCAACATTGGTTCAACGGTATGTTTACCCTTGAATACTTTACCTTTTTGGTAAGCCTGAGAGAATTCAGTCAGGAATGAGTTGGTCATTACCTGTTTATCCTGAACACCATACTGAACAGGGAACAAAGTCCTTACAGAAGGAAGAGTGCGAACGTAGGCAATCAAAGCATCCTGACGGCGAACAATATACTGTTCTCCCCATCCGGTGTTATCAAACCCGGTGAAATCAATCGATTCGGCTTTAATTACACCAAGCTCGCCGCTCATCTGAAGTTCGTTCAAACGATTTGAGAAGCTTTCGGCATAATTGTTAAACGATGCGATGAATGAATTTTCATCGCGTTTATTCCATGCTGAAGCCAATGGGCGACCGGTTGCTGCAACGCGGTTCCATGGTTTGCTCATTGCAAAGAATTCGTGATCGATACCAAATAAATGGGTTTCGCTGTTCACGCGTGAGTTGATTGGGATTACTTTCACTGTTCCCTGTGGATTTTGTGGTTTCAAAGCGCCTTGTGGAGCTGATGGTTCTGGCTCTTTTTCAAGTTTGGCAACTTTCGCTGTCAAAGCCATAATTCCGGCCAAAATCTGTGCATTTGTATCGCCTTCAGTGGCGGCAACTGGTTGAGCAGGCTGTGAAGATCCTTCCGGACTTGCAGCGGGTAGGTTTGCTGCGGGTGCAGCTGGTGCCGATGGATTGGATGGGTTACCAAATAACGCAGCAAGAATATCCTGTTGAGCTTTTTCAAGCTTTGGACTTTCTTTCGCCTCTTCGATAGCGGCCAAAATATCAACTCCGTGTTCGTCCTGGAAACCTTTTGCAAAGGCATTCCAGTCTTCGGCTGTTACTGTGCCATCTTTTACCTTGGCTAGTATGCCGAACTTTTTGGCAAAAGCCAATAACTTCTCTTTCATACCGAATTGATTAATGATTATTTAAAAAATGAATTTAACTTATCGTTGCGCTGAAAATCAGCGGCATACTTCACAATTTCATCAAATGGCATAATACCATCGATAAGCCCGTTTTTATCCGGGGTACAGTCTTTTGCAAAAAAAGTATGGCCTTCCAGAATTCCTTCTACCGTTTCGTCCAGTTTCGGGCGACCTTTACGAACTACCGCCTGAAAATGCTGAGCCCAGGGAGACAAAACTTCATCAATAAGCAATTGTGTCTTTCCTGCCATTGCTTCGCGTTCTGGCTTATTCTTCCATTTGCTTTCCGGCGGATATACTTCGATGATTTTTACACCATACTGTTTTTTTAGGGCTTCGTCCCAGTTTTCCATCCGGCTCATAATGCCAATGGATCCAAGACCGGCCATACCATCAACAGCAAATATTTTATCGGTTTGTACCGCAACCATTTCGCCCATGCTGTAACATTTGGCATCTATGGCAGTCATTACCGGTTTATTCCGAATAGCTAGAGCGGCATTAAATGGGAAAGCAGAATCAACGGTACCTCCAACCGTATTCATGCGTAGAATGATTGCTTTGATCGATTGATCAGCATAAGCCTGTTTAAGAAGTTCGGCGTAATCGTCAGCGCCATAATCCCACCAGCTTCCTTCCCTGGTCATTAATCCCTTGATTGGAATTACAGCAATAGAATCTTCGGGCTTTGTATTTTCTTGAGATGAATATCCGTTCTTTATATCGAACAGTGACATTTTTAGCTCCGGAAGTTCAGGGAAATCTAAGATTCGACCTTCCTGGTGAGCCTGTAAATAGGGTAAGTATTTCTGTAACCCGCTACGTGTAGCTATGATTGGGCTATCGTATATTTCAGAAAAAAAGCCTGCGTATTGCATGAAACCTGTGTTTATAAATTCTAACACAATGTTATTCAATACAATACATAGGCTAAAGGACGATGACGAAAACAGCTAAGTATTTGATTATTTAACCTTTCTACTTATAAATCAATATTCCGTGTAAGTAGTTTAAAGCTTATTCGGGTAGCATTTCCGGCTCTAATACACGTACTACATTCAACATAGTTAAATGTATCTCCCCATTCAAATGTAACACCTTCGCTATTTGTCAATCGGAATAGCTGAGGTATAGTCTGTAATTCACTAGCAAGCTCAACATCAATATCTGTAATGATGTCAAGATGTTGATTGGCATTTTTACCGGCTCTTGATTCACCAAGCTCCTGAACTAAAGTTGCAGAATCGGTATTAAACACTTCAAAATCTCCGATAGAGTTAATACTCTTACGTTCAACTTTTGAACAAATTATTACTTCTGGTTTCATATAAAAATGTTTAGCGTTAATATGCGTTTTGTGGCGTTTTAGTGTTCCAAAAAAACTAGGCTAATCCCGATGAATTAGACCTAATTTTTAACACTTTTTAACATTTTATGTTTGTTTTTAAATCTTCGTTGTCTCTCCGTTTCGCGATACCTTTTATACTCTCGACGAACACGTTCTTCATCATCCGGAGTAAAGCCAAAGTCTTCAATAATTTTCTGAACGACATCTTCTTTCGAAAATCCGTCGCGACACCACCGGCCCATCAATTCGTGCGATACATCGCGCCAGAATTCCCGGATCCTGGTTTGAAATTTTTGTTGAAATATTGGCGACATGTAATTGTAATACAATGGGCTTTTATGCTCCATGTATGGTACCTCTATTTTGAATTCAGAAGAACCGTATTTATCCGCTCTACCAATCGGGTTGCGCGATAAGTAAAACTGGAATCGAAGCGATAAATCATGTGATTTCGGAAACCGAAATATGGGTTCGTACTCCTGAAATTGATATCGTAAGAACTGCTGGTAAAAAGGATCCAGCTTGATGGTGCAGATGATTCCTGATGACATACCTATTCACGGGTTAAAAGTTAAACTTAAAACCGGTGGATATAGCTGCACTAAGATACTAATTTTCGATTATCGTGTTTCACGGTACCCGAAAATTAAAAAAAAATTGAAGTTGGCCACATTTTTACTGTTTTGCTTACTTCGCTTACTTCGCTGCTGTAACTGTCAATATGTCAGATTATTAAATAAAATGCAAAGCAGTTTCTTATGTCGTAAATTTTCGTGAAAAAAAGTAAGCGAAGTAACTAATCGTAAGTTGTAGTAAGTACATTTTGCAAATTATGTATAGTTAAATATTTGATATACAGAATATTAAATATAAGAAAGTAAGAAAAGTAAGCGAAGTAAGCAGTTTTTAACCTAGAATACACTATTCGCTTTTTTCTTATTCGAAAACTCGAACTTTAATGTATTTTTTCTGGCGGGGGGTGGAAGGGGGAAACGCGGCAATTCATTACTACACTTACTTTTACGATTTAAAACTAAATTCTTAGTTATATACTTTGCGAATTCAAAAGGTTTATTTGGTGTCCGGGTCCGCTCCGGACACAGCTTTTCTGACTTCACAGCGCCGGTGGCTGAGTTTATCGAAGCCATACCCGGACGAAATTAAAACAGCCAGACCCTTTGGGATCTGGCTGCGGTCGCTGTTATTTCCTTTATCACGATCGTGGCGGATACTTCACCACATACGCATTTAAAAAATGCCTGGCTTCATCTAACCATTCGAGCGATTTAACACGGTATTCCTCACCAGCGTGCTCAATGTTCTGTCCTTCCATCATTAGCGCGTATTGGTCAGTAAACAAGTATGTGCCTGTTGTTGCTGCCATATCTGGAGTAGCGGTATAGAAATCAACTCGCATGGCTTAATTCAAATCTCTTTACCTCCACAATACTCATATGAAAATTACCCTCTATTGATGCGCTGCGGTGGCCATCGGTAAACGAAGTAACCGAAAGGTGAATATCCTGGCATCTGGGGAAAGCAATGTTAATCTCTTCGATCCTGTTTTGAATGGATGTGATTAACTCCTCTAGCTTCACATCATCAATCAAACAATTGTCGTAACTCCAAACAAACTGTTGTGCTTTCTCATGTGCCTTGTTCTTGGTTTGGTAGCGTTGTACCTGGATAAAATGTTGTTTCATAATTTGGATTTTTTATATTTAAACCTTTAGTCGTTATCAATTACAAACTTTACTCCTTTTATTTTGCAGATAAATCTGGTTTTTTTAACCCCGTTATAACTCAGTTTGCGAGCGGAGGCGTAGTTTGGTATAGTTTGCAAATTAAGGTAGTCTCCAGCCAGTTCAATTAATTGCACCAACCCGTCATTGCTCCACCTGCCAGACTGGATTGACTCCCCAAGTTTTTTAAGTGAAAGTGATTCGTATTCTGATAGTTGTGACATTGTTCAATTTATTGAAGTGCGTATATTTACAAGTTATCGCGCCAGCTTAATAGCGCATCGGCGTAAAGTGGATTATTGCCATTGGCTTTGATAGATCGTAGCCTTTAAACCATTCTTTAAAATCTTCGATTGATAGTCCGTCATTTTCGGCAAGAATATTTATTTTTTCATCAACGAATCTATACCAACCAACACCATACGGAGAATTATAGACATAGCATGGTTTTTCATTAAATGACAATTCAAGTTTTTGGACTCCAATACCTGAATCTTTATCAAGTTGATAAAATTCAATTTGTTTTGAGTTATATGGTTTTCCTGACCAATACCGGATAGATAGAATTGCTTCGCCTTTTTGAATCTGTTCAATTCTTTTTTTCCATAGTTCGTAATTTGATCGGATGGTGTGCAGTTTGTTTTTAGTTACTATTTCGAATGGGAAATAGGTTTCTTCTCCTGCTCTTTTGTGAGTTTTCGGAAATTTAGTTGAAACTGTTAATACAAATGTTTTCATATAAATTTAGTTATTAAGTAATTCTGAAGTACTGAAAGCCGAGCGCATAACTTCGGCTGTGCGGTCAAGTCGGGCAACTGGTGGGCTGCGGTGGCTTTCACCCGCCACAACTTTTGCGCTGACAGGATTGTAAATTGTTCCGCACCCCGCCCTGCCGCAAGCCTAGATCGTTATAAACTCATTTTAAAAGGCGCAGCATTTAGACAAATCTTTCATTAATCTGACACGTTTTGACCTTCTTTCTAAGTTCCTGCTTTAGTAATCCTCTAAGGGTTTGAATCAAATCGTTTTCAATGTTGAAAATCAAACACCTATCAAGGTAGTTGTAAAATAATTCAAATAGTTCACCGAGCATTTCATCAACTTTCTTCCGGTCAAATATTGAATAAACTTTATTCAGCACTTCAGGAATTAGGCTATCAATTATTCGTCTGTTTCCTGTTTGGTAGTATGCAATCAGATTTCTGCATTTAGTCCGCTTAATTGCTTCCTGTGGCGTTAATCTCTGATCTTGTCTAGTCCATACCCAGCGTAAATTTTGTGGCCGTGTATCAAACACATTTGAAGAATTGAAAAAAACCATATTGCCGTTATTTGGGTTTGGTACAAGATGTTTAGCAACTATTTGATGGTAAATAAGCGTTTTGCCGTTTATCTTCAATTCGCAATATCCACGCTGGCCAATTCTTTTTTCAACTTCCTGCAATCCTTTTTTTGATCTTCGGTAAATAGTACCGTTTTGATCAAGCAGGTAAGTATATCGGTATCCTTTGTCAATTTCAATCATATTTAAAAGCAGCCTTCCACCGCTTCGCCGTCTTTCCGGTTGTCAATCTTTCGTGTGGCATTCCCAGGCATCTTAAAGCGGATAAGAAAACTTATCTGAACAATAGCAAATGCTTGTTAATACTATAAATTAATTCAATCAGAACGCAGGATGTTTAGCCTGATCCAGAACAGGTATATTTTGAAAACGAGTTATAACTTTGCATACCCGGCAAGTCTGGCAGTAACGGAATCCGATCATTTCAGCCCGATCAAACGTTGGCTTAGTTTGAAAGGAAACCGCTACGAATCCAGCCCGTGCGTGTATGCTTCAACGTTATACTAAAATGGTAAATCATCCTTCTCCGGATCATCTTCAAATTTCATTTGCTTTTGCGTTTCAACAGGCTTTGCGGGTTCAGGGGTATGGGTTACAGCTTCGGCATGTTCTTCCTCGTTTGGCTCGTTGCTTTCGGTTTCAATCGAAATATTTAGCAGGCTGTAGTCAAAAACGAAAGCTGTTGTGCTGGTCCGTTTCTTCTTCGTCTTCTGAATTTTCTCACCGTATGGCACTGTTTCTTCGTAGGCAATAGTTTCCTGCTGCCCGGTGCGTGGATCAATCTTCTTAAACGATTCCTTTTTGGTTTCAAACAGGAATGCTTTCGAGTTCCGGAGATAGTATTCAATCGTACTTTCGGGTAATGCTTTATCGCTTTCGCGCTGGCATTGTACTTTATACAGGTTGAATACCCGCGATGTGGTTAGGTAGAACAATTGTTTTGGCTGCTGGTAAACGATCTTGTCACTCTTCCATACACCACCATCCATCCAGCGCCTGGTTACCTCGTTTGTGTAGATCAACTTGTAATCGCCATCATCATAAATCATGTTCGATCCGGCCAGGTAACCAACAATTTTCCAGAAGTGGCCAAGGTCATCGTTCTTCTTCATTTCTCCATTTTGGCGGAGCATCAGGTCAACGGCCAGTTGCATTGTTTCTGTATAGTCCCATGGCAATTCAATTTCCTCGTCGAGAGTTGCGTATGCGGCCATAATCATTAGCCAGTTATTAAATACGCGAGTCTCAACCGGTTGGCCGTTCAATAACTTCTCCAGCTTCAACGACACTTCATCAACCTTTTTCGAATAGTTTTCCTTGAAATAATTCCGGTGCTTCAGTATCTGGTGAGTGATGTGCGTTAGGCCACGTTTGTTGATTTCTTCCAGCTCTTCATACAAACGGATCTCTTCTTTGCTGAATTCGGTTTGAGTGAACGATAGTACCACGAAGCGCGAAAACAGGGCAATATCAGCGGTGGCCATTTGCTGGCCACAAACAATTACCCCTTGATCTACTGATGTGGTTTCCTTCTTTTTGTCTTTGTCCATGTTCATCCGGGTGCGCCCGGTTCCGTCCCACAATCCCTTCAGGAACTCACGTTTCTCCATTTCCAGATCATTGCGGTATTCGTCCAACACACAAAGCGAATTGGAGCTGGTGGCCACATGATCTGCCAAAGCAGGTTTCGATGTGTTGTGTAGGTTCGGGATCTTCGGCAGCCGGCCAAAGAAATGAAGTAATGATTCGGCACATGCATTCTTACCGGCTCCCTTCGGACCAAACAAATTCAGGATCGGGTATTTCGAAAACTTCCTGATGATCACATCACGGAAAAGGCTGGCAAAATAAAAGCTGAGTGCAATTTTGCCATTGTCGCCAAATACCTTGGTAAATTTCTTCATGTATTCCCTGAGCGTGATGTTTCCTTCCACATGAATGAATTTGCGCTCAAACTCAAAAAGGTTCTCTTCGCCCTGGTAAATGCGCGATGCCGATGGTATGTAATAATTTTCTCCGTTGTGGCTTGCAATTCCGTAGCTGTCGGTTTCGGTAAATTTGCCGTTATAAATGCCATTTCCCCAAACGTAAATTCCATCCTTGTTCCAACCCATCTGTGTTACTTCTTTGGCCGAATTCGTTTTTTCGTACAGCCATGCCTTTAGCCGGTTAAGATCTGTTTCCGATCCAGTCCAAAGGAAATTACCAAGGCTTTCAATCCTGACTTTGAAAGCTGATATCGATACCAGGTCTCTCTGTGGGATCTCGATCACTCTTACAACTCCATGGTTATTCTTCACTTCGTACAGGCGCTTTGCATTAACCGTGCTCTCGATGTGAAAAAGTGGTGTCATCGTGAAATTACTCTGCTGTTTCGGGTGGCCTTTCGCATCCTGGAAATACATGCAATTGCGATCGACATAAAATCCACGTTCGTAATATTCATCCAGCGAAACATTGGCCGGTATTACCCTCGATTTCTTTGATTCAACCGGAGCTTTATCTGACAAAAACTGTTTGAAATTATCTTGCCAAAGTTTTTTAGGACCAATAATCTTCGATATTTCCTCCAGATAAACTTCGTGTTTGCTTGGCTCATCGTACCGGGTTACCAGGAAAGAAATTTCCTTGATCAAATCTGCTTTGTATGCCGGGTTTTTACTCTTTTCCTTTACCTCTGTCGTTTTATGGATGATATAATCTGCCTGATCAGAATTGGCCTTTTCAAAATCTTCGAGCGTTTTAAATGCAGAGTCCGGATCTTCTTTCTCAGGAAGAATAATAACCGAAACATGGAACTGTTCCCGGATCAGGATCTCGGCATTTTTTACCATTGCTTTTTGTCCGGCTGAGTCTCCGTCATAAATCAATGTAACCTTATTCGTGTACTGCTTCAGGAGCCTGGCTTGTTCAACTGTCAAGGCAGTTCCGCACGGTGCAAGAGTATTTATAACTCCAATCTGATGCATTCGGGTTACATCAAAATTACCTTCAACCAAATAAGCTTTGTCTTCCTTCTTTATTTCGTTACGTGCCAGGTTAAGGGCAAACAATTCATTCCCCTTGCAATAAATTGGAGTGTCACCTGTATTTATGTATTTCGGTATCGACTTGTCAGTGCTTAGTGTTCGGCCAGTGAAACCAATTATTTTTCCCGATTTACTTGCGATCGGAAAAATGATCCTGTTCCGGAAGGTATCATACTCACGCCCGTCTTTCGATTTGATCAGGTCAGCCTCAATGAGCAGATTCAAAGAAATTGAATTCTTTTTTGCCCATGCTATCAGTTCATTTCCTTCCGGAGCAAAACCAATATTGAACGGAATGAAATTGTTATTGTCTCCTTCATTTTCAGTTATCGAGAAATTACGGTCCTCTATATATTTGAGCGCTTCCTTATTTTCTTTCAGTTTTTCGGCAAAGAAATCGGCAGCTTTCTGACAAACGATCCGGAGCGATTCTTTATGCTTGTATTCCTCGTCGTTGAAATTCGATTTGTCAGCAATCCAACTGAAGTCAAGGTTTAATTTTTTAGCTCCAATTTCAAGAGCTTCTTTAAATCCAACACCTTCGTGATCCTGGATAAAACTCACTGCATCGCCACCCTTGCCACAGCCGTAGCATTTGTAAATTCCACGCGCTGGAGTAACGGTGAACGATGGTGTTTTTTCGTTGTGAAATGGGCAGCAACCTTTGTATTTATTGCCTATCGTTTTTATTTCAACGTAATTACCAATAATGTCAGCAATATCTTCGTTGATGCGGTCAATGACTTCGCGAACTTCCATGTGTGTGCTATTTTATTTCTTTGAGTAATAAAAATCTTACTTCCGGGTCTTCCTTCATTTTCGGGAATTTCGATTCAATTTGTTGCCTGAGTTCCTGAGCTATCCACCCATAAGTTAAAAGGCAAAAACTATCAGGCATAAGCGCCCACGGATAGGTATATTTATCGACTACCACAGCCTTTGTTTCCGACTGATTCTTTGGGTTGATGCATTTTATTTCTTCGCCACGGCCAATCTCTACATCAGGAGTTTGGATAATCGAAAAATAGGAGGAGCGTGGCCGGCCTTGGTTAATTGTTTTCATTGTCATATCAGAAAATTTTGATTGGTATTTCTTTCATGATTCAAAGCATTTTAATTGTTTGTTTGCAACGTTCGTTCTGCATGTTTTTACCGGCGAAAGTGAATAGATCTCAAGCTCACAGCGAACAGATAAATTGTTACTCATAATCAACATATACTCAACTACACCGTCGGTATATTTTACCCGTGAGGCTGCTACCGGCTTCGCATTCTCAATATGGGCATAAACAAGCGGTTCGCTTAGGTATAATAGCATCATAAAGTTTTCTACAGCAAGGGTAAACAGGCGCATATCTAAATGTTTACGCTCAATCTCATCGAGTCTGATGTTTTCGAAGTCTTCCAGATAATCAATAATATTCGGGATCTTGCTATACTTTTTTGGAATCAGCTTCAGTGGCCGGTCGTTGTGGTAGATGATCATTCGATTTTAGTTTTAGGTAAATAAGTATCTGTCATTTTCTTCAACTATGGTGGTTGTAAACGGGAATCCATTTTCAGGAATCTTCTGAATAACCTCAATTAACCCGGTCGAAGAAGTAAATACAACATGCTTTTGATTGTTGAACGATATCTGCAAGTGCAGGCATTTTCCGGTTCCTTTCTCCTGGAAAGATTTCACTTTCGAATCTTCCAGCTTGAAATGATGAACCACAATTTCACGGTTCAGAATTCTC